CTTACTGGCCCGTTGCCGGTCGGTACGCCCATAGTTCACATGGGTTGTACGTTGGGTCTATACAACAGTGCAAGTCTGGGAGTCATTTCGCAGACCGACCGTGATCTGTTAGAGCCGGGTCCGATGTTCGATCAGACATCCTGTATGGGCTACCCCGGTAGCAGTGGTGGTGGCGTGTACACGACGGACGGCAAGTGCATCGGTCTGCTCGTCCTCGGTGCCGGTCCCGGTTTGAATTTCATCGTACCTGGTCGGCGGATGTTAGTGTGGGCCCGGAAGATGAAGATCGAGTGGGCACTGGACCCGACTGTCCCTATGCCTATGCACATGGTACGGGACGAGAGTCCGCTGGACGATGGCATCGCCGTTGAGGTTGACGAGGATAGTGTCGCACCAATGCCGCCACCTGGCGGCCCCGCATAGGAGATTAAGTCATGGTGATAAGCGACGCAAAGGTCATTGAGATCAAGCAACTTCTTGCGCAGGGTCGGTCCCAGCCGGATATTGCCCGAGTGATGAACGTAAGTCGGTCGGCGATCTCGGATATCGCCACTGGGCGGTCGCATCGGAAAGTGCCTTGGCCGGATGGCTATGAGTCTAAAAACTCGGGCGGTCAGTACAAGGCAGTCGAATACGACCCGACGAATGAGCGGATCATGGAGTTGGAGAGCGAGATTGTCCATCTGACGGATGAGCGCGATCGAGAACGAAAGCGGGTCAAGGCCGGCGCCAAGACTGCCGGGCTGTTCAAGGCGATTGTCACGGAGATGGAACAGCGGGTGAAACCGTTTGAGGCGTTGCCGACATTGTACATTCCTGCTCAGAAGCCAAAGATTGTCGAAGACTGCGTGATGCACCTCAGTGATGGGCATCACGACGCTGTGGTCAAACCCGAGGCCGTAGGCGGTCTGGAGTGTTACGACTTTCCGATTTCCTGTGTCCGGGCTGAGCGGTATGTGGATACCATCATTGATTGGACCCAGAAGACGTTGGCGCCGACATTTTCGTTTCCGACTCTGTGGGTCCTGGCCTATGGCGATCATACCAGCGGCGAAATCCACAAAGCGTGCGAGCGGAGTTACTACCGAAACCAGTTTAGGAACTGTTTGGCTATTGGGCAACTTCATGCCTTGATGATCCGTGATCTGGCCCCGTATTTTGGTCGAGTCAACGTCCTCTACCTGGCCGGCAACCATGGCCGCCGCTCGGTCAAGAAGGACTACAACGGGGCCCTGGAGAATTGGGATTTTCTCGTCGCCGAGGTAGCCCGGCTGCACTGCAAGGACCTGGGTAATGTTGGTTTCGTCATTCCTGATGCTTGGTCGGCTAACATTCTGATTAACGGCGTCGGCTTTACTGTCAGCCATGGCGATGATGTTCGGGGCAGTCTGGGTCTGCCGTGGTATGGCGCCGTGCGAAAGCAGAAAGGCTTGATTGCATTAGGTGCCATGACTGGGCAGCGACCCCGCTACTTCGTGATGGGCCACCACCATACGCTGGCGACTCTCTCGGACATCGACGGCGAGATGTTGGTCAACGGAAGTTGGATTGGGACCGATCCATTCGCCTACAACGCCTTGACCGGGTATCGGGAGCCGTGCCAGCTTTTCCACGGTGTTAATCCCAAGTACGGCGTCTCCTGGCGGCTGCATGTGAAACTCAAGGGTGAGAATGAACGCAAGCAGCCAACTCGGTACCTGATCGACAACGGCCGCGAGATTGGGCCAGCATAAGGACCTAAGCAATGCCATTTGTATCGCAATCGCAACGGGCGTGGATGTACGCGAACAAGCCGAAACTGGCAAAGAAGTTCGAGGCGCACACGCCGAAGGGCACCAAACTTCCGAAGCACGTCAAACCAAAGAAGGGCAAATGATATGGAGCGGTTCGACATCGAGCACTGGCGGGATGGCGAACGACTTGAGAAGTTCACTCTGTCTCCCACCATGATTCATTGCGACGGACCTGTCGCCAGTATTGTGATCCCCGCCGGCTTATTTGAACTGGCGACGACCGACGAAATCCGCTTCAACCGAGACGGCTTGATCGAAGTGTTGATACTATGTCGACCGAACACGAACGAGCGTTGAATCGCGCGAAGCAGCGGCGGTTCCAGTTACGCCATTTTCCGCAACTCATGGAGGAGCGAGAACTTAGGCGAGCGAGACGACCCCCCAGTCTGCGCTCCTGTAGTTTCCGTACCTTCGAGTTGCTTGACCCGCGTACCGATCAACTTCGGATTGTCGGTTGTTGCAAAACCCCCGGTAGACCGTGGGCTGGGCTTTGGTCCGTGCGGTATGTCAGCCGTAGTCGATGGGCAGCGTGGCTACGCGAATTAGATGCCTTGAATCTGGAGCCGAAGGAACAGTTTGGTTGGGCGGTCGGCATCGCGCATCCGGTGACGTATACCTGTGCGCGGTTACTTGTCGATCTACGGGTTCGACAGATTAACGAGGCTACGACAGGTAGTCAGCGAATTGCACCCTTATGGTTGCTACGCCTTCCGCAAGGATTTCAATACCTTACACCTGCTGGACAGGAACCTCGTCGTCGACTTACTCCGGTTGGCCGGGTGCATGTCGACGGACGAATTGAGCGATACCCGACGACGACCCACGCTAAACAGATTGTACGGACGTATCTTGTGAATGATTACGTTTTTCTCGCCGCGACTGTAAACGGTTGGACCTGGTTTGATGATGGAGACGGTAGTGAATGCAGTTCAATTATATAGACTTCAAGACTCACAGCGAGCCCAGCGGCTTGCCGAGCTTACTGACAACGATAATCCCACCGGCCTGGAGAGCGAACTTGCCGTCTTGCGGCTGTTGCAGGAAGAGGCGCTGAATAACCACGAATCCCGTGCGGCCGTGGAGATCGCCAAGGCGATTGGCCAGATCGCTCATGCAATTGAGGTCGCCAAGATTCGCCGCGGGGAGTTACTGGCGAAATCTGTGGTCATCAACCTGGCGCATCAACTAGCCCAAATTCTGGCCGTCGATGTCGCGAACCGTTTTACCGGTTGGGAAGAGGTTGTTGACGGAGTTAAGCAGAAGATGCTAACTCTGGTCTGCGAGACTGAAAATCCAGATGTCACATAATGGCTACTTCTTCGTCTACTAGATAAACCTTCGGAGACAAGAGTGATGATTGAACCGATTTTGCTGGTTCTGCCGATTCTATTGGGCGCAATCGTTGGTATCTACCTCGCGGCGACCGGCCGCGCCGAGTTTCATCGACTCTCCCGCGTCAAGGAAGTATGGAAGTCCTATGCTCTTGCTCTTGAGGTCTCTAATGAGTGCGCATGGGACTACAACGTAGAAATCGACGGCGAGGGTTGCGGTACGCGAGCCAAACGTCGCGACAAAGTTGCTTTACACTGGTTTAATGCAGACATCGCAGCAGATGAAGCGCTAGATGAGTTGAGGCGGCTTGGTGAGTATAAGGACGACTGATGGGCCGTTCCAATAGTTGGAAACGTACAACACGGTCTGTGGACGCCCCCAAACGAAAGAAGTGGTTTAAGCAAACGACGCACCGGAAGAACCGCCGGAAAGCCAAACAGAATCCACAAGTACGTGATAAACCTCTGGACTCTTGGGCATTCGATTGATGATTCTCAAGCCGACTGATATCCACGATGACCCTGATAAGGCCAAGTTGGGCTTTGTCCGAGCCGCAACAGCGCTGGGTGTCGGGTTCAACTGCAACCTGACAACCCTGTGGAAGGTCGAGATCGACGAGAAGGAACGGAAGGCGTTCGTGACCCTGGCACAAGAAGAGTCCCGGCGTACCTGAAAAGGTTGAACCCATAAAGCGTGTGACTGATGACTGGGAGGGCTTAGCTAGCCGTAACGGTAGTGTCTCCGTTTAGCTACGGAGCGTGTCGCGCGATAAACGCCGGGAGTCTTCTCTTTATGAGAACGATACCATTGACGCAAGGCAAGGAGGCGCTGGTTGACGACTGCTATTACGACGCATTGGTTGCGATGGGTTCATGGTACTATGACGCCCGAGGGCGAGTAGCCGTACACGCAGCCACGAAGCAGTACATGCCGCGCATTGTGTGCGCTCTTGCCGGTGACGATCCCACCTCGCGTGTCCTACCTCTTGATGGAAACAGACTCAATTGCCAAATCGACAACCTGCCCGCTACAATCGAAACTCGTGTATGGTCCCGCGTGGCTCGACGGGGCCCAGATGAATGCTGGCTATGGACAGGTCGAACAACCGGAGGCTACGGGCACATAAGCATCTTCGGAAAAGAGTGCCTAGTTCACCGGCTTATCTATCAATACGCAACCGGGCGCGATCCAGGTGACTTGGGTGTCCTTCATACTTGCGACAACCCTTCCTGTTGTAATCCAAGTCACCTATGGCTTGGAACTCGGGCTGACAACAATCGAGATCGCGCCGACAAGAAACGATCGGCGGACGTTCGGGGCGAGAGGTCGCCATCAGCAAAACTTACAGAGGCGGCCGTTCGGTATATATTGAAATCACAGGAGACGGGCGCAACCCTCGCAAGACGTTTTAACGTGTGTCCGAGTCTACCAAGTAAAATACGCCATAGGAGGCTTTGGAAGCATGTCTCCTAAGCGGCTATATTTGGACACGGAATCGGTCGGACTTTTTGGGGTGCCTGTCCTATTGCAGTATACGGTCGAAGACGGACCAATTACGTTATGGGAGACTTGGAAGCAACCAGTCGGCGAGACCCTCACTCTTATCGAATGGATACTTCAGCACACGGTCGTTGGATTCAACCTGGCCTTCGATCATTTCATGTTGTGCAAGTGCTACACGATCTTCCGACTGTGCCCTCCCGACTGGACTCCCGAGGAGCACATTGACGAGATCGCCATGCTGGAGCCCAAGGGTCAAGATGGCCCCTGCCTCAAGCCGGCCGGCTGCCTCGATCTTCTACTGCACAGCCGTAAGGGGCCAATGCAATCACTCATGGCCCGGGAGGACATTCGCATCCGCCGGGTGCCTACCGCTCTGGCCTATGCCCTGGCCGAGGAGTTGGAGGAACGGGTCGAGTTCGACGGCATCTATTTCGCCAAGCGGGCTGACAAGAACGCGCCCCGTTGGAAGGTCTTCGACCGCAAGAAGCGCGACGGTACGCCTGACAAGGACTTCAAGGATGTGGTACTGAAGTTCGCCCCTGCTGGCGGCCTCAAGTTTCTGGCCGAGTACGTTCTGAAGCACGAGCCGAAGTTTCAATACAAGGACATTGAGCCGGCCACCCGCCCCAAGGAACTAGGTTACGCACCCTTCGCCCTGGCCATTAGTCAACCACCTGATTGGGTTGTCTACAAAGACGGGGAAACCAGTGGCTACTCTTGGCCAGCCCTCATCAAGGGACACATCGATCACTGGCACACTCGCGAAGACGCCCGGGAGTATGCCGCCCTGGACGTGGTGTACACGCGGGAACTTGATCGGCACTTCGGCCTCCCTGAGCCGAACGACGATGACTCGACCTTGGCCTGCATGGTCGGTGCCGTCCGCTGGCACGGCTTCAAGATCGACATTCCCGGCATCCAGAAGCTACTGGCCAAGGCGGAAGCCGTCGTCGCCACCAGCCCCATCAACATCAACAAGCCCACCGAGGTTCGCCGCTATGTGTCTACTGGAATGGACGACATGGAGAAGATGATCCTGGCCGAAAGCACCAAGAAGGCCAACCTCGAAGCCGTAAGCCGCTGGAAGATTACTGAAGAGGAACCGTGCGGTTGTGGCACGGGTTGCCCTCGCTGTCACAACGGTACCCTCTTAGTTGGAGCACACCCGGCCGCGATAAGAGCCCAGCAGTTGTTGGACGTGAAAGTCGCCTCCAAGGAGTGCGAGTTGTACCGCAAACTGCTACGGGCGAAGAAATTCCACGCCTCGTTTAACGTGATTGGCGCGTTGAGTAGCCGCATGTCTGGCGCCGATGGACTCAATCCGCAAGGTATCAAGCACACCTGGGACGTGCGTAGCGTTTTCCCGCTGGCCTGGTCCGGCATGGCCTTGTCGATTGGTGACTTTGAGTCTTTCGAGGTCACGATCGCCGACGCCGTTTGTAATGACCCAGAACTGCGAGCCGATCTGAAGCGCGGCTACTCGATTCACGGCTACTTCGGCACATTGCTGTACCCTGGTTACGACTACGACTCAATCTGTGCCACGAAGAAAACCGAGAACGACCTTTACACTCGCAGTAAACAAGGATTCTTCGCTTGTGTCCTTTACGGCGGCACCTGGCAAACTTTGCAACGAAAGCTCGGCATTCCAGAGAAGGACGGTAAGTCCGCGATCGACAAGTTGCTCAATCGGTATCGAAAAGTCAAAGCATGGCGTGATGGCGTGTTCAAACGGTTTTGTTCGATGACTCAGCCAGGCGGAATCGGCACGCAAGTCAAGTGGAACGAGCCGGCTGACTATGTGGAGACGATG